CGGACTTGACTTTTTATAAAGGTAATGTACTATATACAGAGAACATTTTGAAATTGACTAGATCGGTTGATCAAATTGAGAATTTTAAGGTAATATTTAGTTTTTAGGATAATTTATGGCATATTCATCAGATGTATCAAATACAGTAGCGATATCAACAGATCTTAACGTTGATCCATATTATGACGATTATGATGAAACAAAGAATTTTCATCAAATATTATTTCGTCCAGGTTTAGCAGTACAAGCAAGAGAATTAACTCAAATGCAAACTCTGTTACAAAAACAGACTAGCAGATTTGGTTCGCATGTGTTTACAGAAGGTACTATTGTACATGGTGGTGCTAAAACATTTAACACAAATATACCTTTTGTTAAAATAACTGATAAAGATAATGGTAATAACACTATTGTAATGTCAACATTAGTTGGCAAAACAATCACAGGTGCAACGACTGGAGTGACCGGTGAAATTATAGATGTGTTGACTGGTGCACAAACAGCTGCTAATACAAATACACTTTATATTAAATATACAGGATCAGGTACAAGTAAAACATCTAAAACATTTAGTGCAGGAGAGGTTTTAACTTTTGCAGGTGGATCCAATACAACATATACTAATGCAACAGTTCTAAGTTCTGCAAATACACCTACTGGTAATGGTGTTTATTTTGCATTAAGTGATGCTATTGTTTATGCTAAAGGTCAATTTATTAGACATGCAAATGCTGGTATAGTTGTTGGTAGATATACACAAGAGCCAAGTAAGATTGTTGGTTTTAAAGTTAATGAAAGTATAGTAACAAGTAATACAGATACAACATTATTAGATCCAGCTCAAGGTGCATATAATTATACAGCACCAGGTGCTAACAGATTAAAATTAACTACTGAACTATCTACTTTGGATATAGATGAATCTGTTGATCCACCATCTTCAAATAATTTCTTTTCACTTTTTAGTTTAAATGGTGGACAAAAATTTGAAGAAGCAAAACAACCATTGTATGCTGACTTAGCTGATGAGCTTGCAAGAAGAACATTTAAAGAAAGTGGTCACTACACAACTAGACCTTTCAAGTTTAATGTAAGAGAAAATTTAATTGATGGAACTAATTTAGGTTTAAAGACTTCAGCAGAAGGAGGTCAAGCTAATGTATTAAGTATTGGTGTTGAGGGTGGTCATGCTTTTGTAAAAGGTTTTGAATATGACTATGAAAATCTAGATACAATTTATATTAATGTTGATAAAGGAACAAATACACAAGTATTTGAATCAGTAACTACTACACCTAACTATGGTAAGTTTGTTAAAGTTAAAGAAGTTGTTGGTAATTTTGATCCAACTAAACTACCTACATTAAGTTTAAGAAGTGCAGCTGCTACAGCACACACAAGTAAAACATTTGATGCAACTGCAGCTCCTGGTTCAGAATTAGGTACAGCAACACTAAGAACAATTAAACATGAACAAGGAAACACTGATGTAGCTGGTGGAGTATTTAGATTATTTATTGATAATATTAATATGACTGCATCAGGTAAACAGTTTGCTAATGTTAAATCAGTATTCATAGCAAATGCCATATCAGGAACAAGTAAAAATTTCTTAGCAGATACAGTACTAGAAAATGCTAACTCAACTTTTGGTGGTAGTGCTGTAATGAATGAACCAACATTCAACACATTGGTTTATGGATTACCATTTAAAGGTATAAAAACAATTAGAGATGGATCCAATAGTGTTGAAACATTATTTCAATTCAAAAAAGGTTTTGATATAACAATTGCTACTGATGGTACTGCTTCATTGGCAACAGGTGACTCAAGTCATCAATTTACAACTACTGGTACATTAAGTGCATCTCAAAAAGACGAACTATTTACTATTATAGCTAAGAACCAAGTATTTAGTACACAGTTAGGAACAGTATTAGCAAATAGTACAACAACAGCTGTTACAGGAACAGGAACAAAGTTTGATTTACTAAAAGTTGGTGACAGAGTAAGACTAGGACCAACACATATTCATACTGTTAATTCAATTTCAAGTAACACAGCTATGACATTAGTAACAACACCAACTGCTGCACAGAATGTTGCAAGTGGCAATGCTATAGCTAAAGTTATTGAAAGTGGTCAAGTAGTTGATATGTCAATGACAGGTACAACTGGAGTTGGTGCTACAAGATCTATTGTTATTGGATCTACTACAACAGCTACTTTAGATTTAAAAGAAACATTCGATACTTCATTAACAGCTAGAGCAATAGTATCTCTCAATAAAGTTAATGCAAAAGAAGCTGCTAAAACATTATCAGCAAATGTATTTGTTAGAATTAATCCTAATACACACTTCAATAAAACAACTAGTGGTCCTTATCCGTTAGGTGTAACAGATGGATTCAAAATAAGAAAAGTTTATATGTCAACATCTAATAATGTTGCAGCTAATGTTAACTCAACTGATGTAACTTCAAGTTACTCTTTTGAGAGTGGACAAAAAGCTGGTCATTATGATCTAGCACAGATAAGATTAAAATCAACAGGTACAGCTCCAACAGGACAACTACTTGTAAACTTTGATCACTTTAAACATAGTACTTCATTAGGTCAAGGATATTTCAGTGTAGATAGTTATCCTGTAGATGATGATAAAGGAACAAACTCTTTAACAAGTATTAAGACATTCCAGATTCCAACTTATATCAATCCACAAACAGGTGATGAATATAATTTAAGGAACTCAATTGATATAAGACCAAATAAAGCTAATACAGCAAATCCAACAACTACTATAGGATCTGCACCAACTAACCCAGCTAACTCAAGTACATTTACAACTACTGGTGATGGTCAGTTCTTACCATTAACTGGTAAACAAATATCTAAAGATTTACAAGTTTATCTTGGTAGAACAGATAGATTAATAATTGATGAAGAAGGTAGACTAACAATCAAGAGTGGTATATCTAGTGATAAGAAAATACCACCTATGGCTCCTTCGGATGCTATGACACTAGCATTCATTAATATTCCACCTTATCCATCTGTATCACCTTTTGTTGGTAAAGTAAACGAAAGAGAAGATTTAGCAGTAAGAGTGCAACCTGTTGATAATAGAAGATTTACTATGAGAGATATCGGTCAAATAGCTGAGAGAGTTAGTAGATTAGAATACTACACATCTTTATCATTATTAGAAAAAGATGCACAACAATTACAAATTTTAGATACAGCAGGTTTGGATAGATTTAAAAATGGTATCTTAGTTGATAACTTTACAGGTCATGGAGTCGGTGAAGTAATAAATCCAGATTACAAAGCTGCAATAGATCCAGATAGAACACTATTAAGACCTTCATTTGCAATTGAAGAAATTGCAATGATTGCTAATACAGTTGGAACAGATAATGTTATAAGAAGACCAAGAGATGTATTTTTAAAAATTAACTTTACTGGAGCAAATACTTCTAGAATTACATTTAATGAAACTATATCAGGTGCTACTAGTGGTACAACAGGTAAAGTACAATATAATACTGGAGCAAACGGTGATATATTATTGTTAGAAGATGAAACAGGTTCTGGATTCACAGTTGGTGAAACTGTTACTGGAGCAACTTCAGGATTATCTGCAACAGTAACAACTGTAACAAGACAAGATGTTGGTCCTTTAGCAACATTAGATTATTCACACAATACATTAATAAATCAACCTTTCAAATCAACTGAGTTTAGAATATCAAGTGCAGAGTTTAGTGACTTTATTGGTAAACTTACATTAACACCAGATTTTGATAATTGGGTTGATACAACAACTAAACCAGACTTAATAATTAACCATGAAGGTAATTATGATAACTGGGTTGCATTGACTGATGCATGGGGAACTCAATGGAATGATTGGAATAATATAGTTGCTGGTACAGTTACTTCAGAAGAATATATGTTAGAAGATTATGGTGATTTTACAGAGACTACAGCATTAAGTGGTGGTAGAACACAGATTGATACTTATGAGAATAAAGCATTATTTGTAAATGAAACTGTTGAGAATAGACAAACAAGAACAGGTATCAAAGTAAAAGCTAGACCTTTTGTTAACAAAGAAAGTTTAGGAAATAGAATAGTTGATGTAGATGTAGTACCTTATTTAAGATCAAGAAGAATAGAATTTACTGCAAGAGGTATGAGACCTGCTACAAGAGTATTTCCATATTTTGATGATACATTAGTTACAGATCATTGTAAACCAACAGGTGGATCATTAGGTGGAAACTTAGTTACAGATGCAGGTGGATCAGTAAGTGGTGAGTTTATTATACCAAACACATCTACTCTTAAATTTAGAGTTGGATCCAAACCATTTACTTTAAAAGATGATGGTGGTACAGCATCAACAACTGATTATACAACCATAGCCACTGCAACATATCATGGTCAAGGTATTTCACAAATAGAACAAGAAACAATTACTTCAACAAGAGAACCAATATTTGAAAAAGAAGAAATACAAGAAACAAGAACTGTATTCCAAGATGTTGCAAGAATTAGAATATCTAATGATCTAATAAAAACAACAATTACTTCTCCATCAAGTGGAGGCGGTGGTTGTAGAAGAGGATGTTTCTTGGCTGGATCACCAATTACAATGGAGGATGGATCTATCAAACATATTGAAGATATACAATTAGGAGATAGAGTTAAAACTGGTGGTTTAGTTTTTGCAATAGGTTCATTCTTATCAGATGAAGTACATGATTACAAAGGAATTTATGTAGCTGGATCACACGCAGTAAAAGAAGATGGTATATGGAAACGTGTTAGAGATTCTGAATTAGCCAAACCATTAAATGATGGTGCAACACATATAGTCTATACATTAGGTTGTGAGAATAAACAGATTGATATGAACGGAATTACATTCTCTGATTATTTTGAAACAGATCATCAAGAGTTATTGCTTAAACAACAAGACGAATTTGATTTCACAGGAATAGATGATGGTGACTATAATGTATATCGTGAACAAAAACAGCTGGATAGGTTAAATGGAAAGTTGACTCAATCTGGTTTTTATAGTACACTACAGTAAAGGAGAAAAAATGTTTAAAGGATATATTTTAGGAATGATTACATTCCTTGCATTGATCATGGTCAACGGTTGTTCTATGCTTACGAATGGTAGCGATACTTCTTATAAAGATCTACCAAATCATAATCATATTAAATGTACTGGTGATTGTGACGTTAAAATTAAATGACACAAAAAGAATGTTTTAAATTATTTGATCAACATTTCGACCAAATAAAACAAGAATATCTTAACCATAAAAATCCAGCTTTACTAACTCAACACGACTTTTCAGATGGTGCTGGAACTTATGTTGAAGGCAATTGGTATGCCATAGGTATAAGTTCTGAAGAAACTAAAGGTCAAGATATCAAAACATATCCTGTACTTTATTCAATATTAGATAAATTTAAATACAAAATGAATTGTGCCATAATGGTTGTAAAACCTAATACAAGTATTGGTACTCATAGAGATAAAGAAGGTGGATGGAGATATCAACTTTGTTTAGATGACGGTGGAGGAAAAAATAGTGGATTAGATTATTGTTTTGTTAACAAAGATGGATGGGCACAAACAGAAACACATATTTTTCAAACTGGTAATTCTATAATTATACAACCAGGTAAGTGGCCACATAATGGTTGGAACAAAAATCCTAAACCAAGAGTAACTTTATTGCTTGACTATTATGATGAAAACGAGTATAATAAAGAAGATTTCAAAAAGTATTATGATAATTATGATGATGCATTTGAAGGTTTAAATAATTTAGTTGATATCTATGAGAAAAGGAAAGTCGCCTAAAATATTAATTATTGGTCATACAAAAGGTATTGGTAAAGCGATATATGATTATTATGACAATAAAGATTTTAAAGTAAAAGGACTTAGTAGATCAAATGGTTATCATCTAGTTGAACTTCATAAATTTGAAAAGTATATCTGGGCTTATGATTGGATTATACTAAATGCATTTTATTATGGTTATCAACTTAAACTTCTTAAACATATAGTTAGATATCATTCAAACAAACCTAAAAAGGTTATAGTTATTACAAGTACATCTGGTACTGATGTTTGTTTTGATAAAACATTAGATATTAATAGTTACAAAGAATATAGTAGACATAAGAAAAGATTAATTAAGTATATTGAAAAAACACAGCAAGAAATAATTAATCAACCTTTACAAATATTTGATGTATGTCCAGATGTTGTTGATACACAAATGAGTAAAGGTTTATGGATAGATGTTAATAAATTGGATCCAAAAGAAGTTTCTAAGGCAGTACAATTCTGTTTAGAAAGTAAGTTTAATATTAATAAAATTGTGATACAAAAGAAGGAGACATAGTATGCATCTTAGACCTTGGAATATAGATACTGATTATGATACATTAGTTGGATGGTGGGACCAACATGATTTTGGAAAAGTACCTAAAGAAGTTTTACCTCGCGAAGGTATGATTGTAGAAGACGAAAACAAAAATAGAATATGTGCTGGTGGTTTGTATATGAATATAAATGAACATAAGTTTGGATTTATGGAATGGGTTGTTGTTGATCCAAAAGCAAAACCAAAGTTAGCACACAAATCAATAAAATTATTAATTGATAGTTTAATTAAATTAGCAAAAGATAAAGGTTGTGTATTATTGTATACTGTTACAGAAAATCCAGGACTACATAAAAGATATGTTAAGTATCACGGATTATCTCAAGGCGAAAACAATGCTAGAACTTTTGTTAAAGATTTAACAGATGGTAGATATGGACCAATGTTGTGGGCTAAAAGCCAAGAAGTACTAGACGAAGAACAGGATAATTAGTATAAATAGATAAGAAAAAGGTAAAAATATGGCGTTAATGAATTTAGCACAATCCTTCAGAGTTGAAAATAGACCTGGTGGATGTTTTGCAACAAAGGTTGATTTATACTTCTCACAGAAAGATGCTACACTTCCAGTAACAGTATCAATAAGAGAAATGCAAAACGGTAGACCAACAAAAAGAGTATTACCGTTTTCATCTGTAACAAAGTTTCCAAGTGCAACAGGTGCACCAAGTTCTGATGTTGCTACTCATGTAAATTCAATAGGTACTATAAATTCAGATTTTGAAACAGCTGATGCAGCAACAAGAGCAACAACCTTTCATTTCCAATCACCAGTATTTTTAAAGAATCAAGTAGATTATTGTCTTGTAATAACCCCAGCTGGTAATAGTAGAAGCTACAAAATTTGGGTTGCAAAATTAGGAGAATTTGAAGCTGGTACAACTGATATTATATCTAAACAACCTGCAGTAGGAACATTATTTTTATCTGCAGATGGAAAAACATATACAGAGTCTCAAGACATTGATTTAAGTTTTACATTACATGCTGCTACATTTGAAGGATCAGGAACTTTAGTTCAAGAGAATGAAAAGTTTGATGACTTAACAATTTCTAGTATTCAAGGAAATTTTCAAACTGGTGAACTGGTTTTTGGTAATACTTCTAGTGCTAATACATTTGCAAATACTGCTGGTGTAGGTATAGTTAAATCATACAGCGCTAATGATTCAGTTAAGTTAGTTTTGACAAATAGACAAGGATCTAGATTTACTTCTGGAATGAGAGTTAATGGTGCTGAGTCTAATGCAATTGCTACAATTAATGGTATCAATGATCATTTACAAGATGTTGTACACTATAACTTTGGTGTAATTAATCCACCAGATACAGTCTTAACAACAGATTTGAAAGCTACTTCCAATGGTAATGTACAAGATAGTTCTTTTGCAACTAAGATAGAACTTAACAAAGATAACGAAATGATCAATGTTAAAAAAGTTTTAAGTTATAGTAATGAGATAACAAATAACAGTGGTAAGAAATCAAGTCTATTGAGATCACAATTTTCAACTGTTAACACAAACCTTTCACCAGCTATAGATGTTGAAAAATCAACTTCATATGTTATTAATAATTTAGTTAATAATGTTTCAACAGGAGAAACAAGTACAAGTGGAGGAGATGCTGCAGCAAGATATATTACAAGAAGAGTTACACTAACTGAGAACCAAACAGCTGAAGATTTAAATGTATTCTTGACAGCTTACAAACCAGATAAAACTAGTATATTAGTTTACTATAAGATTCTTAATAATTTAGATTCAGATGACTTTGATGATAAAAGTTATGTTGAAATGACACAAAGTACAAATGTAGGAGTTAACTCTACAGAGAAAAAATTAGATGATTTTATTGAATACAAGTATACAATTCCTTCTGCTAAATTAACTGGTACTGGAGGAGAAGTTCAGTATACAAATGCAGCAGGATCAACATTTACTGGTTATAATGTTTTTGCAATCAAAATAGTTATGCTTAGTAGTACTGATGTGGTTGTACCACAAATTAGGGATATGCGTGCTCTTGCATTACAAATCTAATGAATAAAAAATATATACAAATAAAAGACGAAAGAGACCTAGTTAAAGATCCCAGGAGCAAAGCTGTTCTTAATACTAATGTTGAAGCCTTACGTGCATATAAAAGAAGAAAACAAACATTTGCTAAAATTGAAAAAATAGATCAATTAGAAAATAAAGTCAAGAGTGTTGAAAATAAAATTGATGAAGTGTTGACTACTTTAAAAAAACTTTTATAATTAAGTATGTTTAAAAATCTCTTTAGTGTTCCCATATTCCATGGGAAACTAGATAACTGGAAAAAATATAATCGAGATCTACTTCCAGTATGCCATGAAGTAAGAAAAGAAACTGAAGATATGAGTTCTTTACCATGGAACTGTCATGTGTGGTCAACATATGGATATGATGATCAATTATATAAAAGACAACAATTCCAAGAAATAGCCAGAGCTATAAATGTATATGTTAGAGCTTATCTTGATAAAAGATTGTGGAAGAAACAAGAAAAAATAGTTATGTCAGAACTTTGGGTTAATTATCAAGACAAATATCAATTCCAAGAATATCATGATCATAGAGAAAGAATTTTATCTGGTGTATATTATATTGATGTACCCAATGGTGCACCTGATTTAATTATTAAGAGTCCGCTAAAAGCTAACTTTGATGATTTGATGTTTGATTCAGAAGAGTGTAGTGAAGTTCATAAATTAAAAATTGAAACAGGTGATTTAGTTTTATTTCCAGGTTGGTTAGAACATGGAGTAGATGCAAACTTAACAGATAAACCTAGAATTAATGTTGCATTTAATTTTGGTATACCGGAGTTAGTTCGTGCATTTAGCTAATGTATATGATGGTCTAATATCTAATAATAAACTTAAAATGATTGAAGAATATGTTAGTCAGTTTAAGTATAGTAGGTTTGAAACAGATACAGAAGAATATGATTTTAAAACTGATACATATGACTTCAAAAAGAATGATCCTTTTTTGTTAGAAGTACAAAAATTATTTTGGGATAAATTAAAAAATAATGTTGACATTTATTTAACAAGGTTGTACTGTAATAAACTAAAAGCTGGAGATAGTCCAACTTCTCATTATGATGGTAAATATGAAACAGATACAACAGTACTTGTATATGCAAATACAGAATGGGATCATAATGAAGGCGGTGAAACTCTGTTTTATAACGAAGATAAAGAGGTTGTACAAGCAATCGTACCTAAACCTGGTAGAGTGGCCATATTTCCAGCCAACATTCTTCACAGTGCACGACCACCACTACCATATGTTACAAAACCAAGATATACGATAGCTTATAAGTATGAATATGGACTTATCGTATAAATATAACATAAATAATATTAATAAACAGGATCAGTAATGGCAGCAATTGCAAACGTCGCATTAAGTGATACATTTAACACGCAAAGAGTAAAACTAAACAGAAGTTTAGTTAGACTAAACAACTTTGCTAACAATGAATCTCAAATAACTGCTAATACTGTTCTAGCAAACGTATCATTTACTGCAGCTGGTAATTTAGTTAG